TATATCATTGGTCTAGTAAAATAAATGTTTGGTCTTGGACTAAGTTATATAAAAATAGAAATAGTATAGGTTATAGAAAATGAATTTTAAATGGGACTTGCAAAAACAAATAGCAGAAAAAAAGAAACAACTATCTGCTACCTTTCAACTTCGTAAAAGAAGTAAGGAATCTATTGCAAGACCTAAAGCTGAAAAGAATATTACTTCTAAAGACCCTAGACTTCAAGGTATATAATTAAATAATATTTTGACAATACTTTTCTAACCACTCATGGATAGGAAGAAGTTTTCTTTTAGCTTCTTTAACTAAAGAAGTATAGAACACTCTCTCTTCTCGACTACGAGAGAAAGCTTCTTTCATAATCTCTTCATCTTCAATAGGAAGAGTAGTGATTTCTGTTATAAGTTTTCCTTCGTTATCTAGTATTACTTTATACGAAAATATTGTAGCTTCTCTTTTTGGAGTTGCCATATTTTTTTCCTTTGCGTCTGGATTATAAAAAGAAGAATAAGTATTAGAGCAGGATAAGCTACAAGAAAAATAATTATATTTAATAACTCATAGCTTATGTTAAATACTTTTGCCATTGAATACAATGACTCTTCACAAAAATTAAAGATTGCGTAAATGATTTTATTCTGTATCGTCAAAGACATTTGACCAGTTACCCTTCACACTTGCTTTAGTATATGCTGAAGCCCTACCTTCAAAAAAGTTTTGGTGTTCAACTCCAATAACTTCATCCCACCAAGTCAAAGGATTATCACTAATACCAAAGTTAGGTTTTAAACCTAGCTGTAGTAATCTTCTATCAGCAATATATCTATTGTATTTTTTCATTTCATCTAAGGTAAGTCCTTGAACATCCCCCATCTCAAACACTAACTCGATAAATTTATCTTCGTGTTCAACCATTTCTCTACAGATATCATACAGTTCTTTTTTAAAATCATCTGTCCATATCTCTAGGTTTTCTTTGATAAGAGTACGAAATACTTTTGTCATTCCTTCCACATGTAAAGACTCATCACGAATACTGTAGTCAACAATCTTACACATTCCCTTCATCTTATTAAATCTTTGAAAGTTAATTAATATAGCAAAGCTAGAAAACAATTGTAGTCCTTCTGTGAAACCAGAATAAACTGCTAATGCTTTAGCTACATCTTTTAAATCTTTCTTTGTTTTAACTTCACCAGTTTTAAATTGGTGTATGTAGTCATGTTTAGCTGACATCTCTTCATACTTAGCAAATGCTTTGTACTCTGACTCTGGCATACCTACTGTATCTAACAACAAAGAATAAGCATGTTGATGAATAGATTCCATGTTAGCAAACGAACCCATCATCATTCTTAACTCTGGTTTTTTAAACATAGGTATATACTTTTCATAGTAACCCGAACCTACATCTACATCTGATTGTGTGAACAATCTAAATATTTGTGTTAATAAATTTTTTTCTGATGGTGAAAGTTTTTGATTCCAATCTTTCACATCTTCATGCATTGGTACATCTTCGGGTAACCAATGTAATTGATTTTGTATTGTATAGTAATCGAATGCCCAAGGGTACTCGAATGGTTTGTAGTAAGTTCTTTCTTCAAAAACTGGACTTAAGCTTCGCATGATAAACACTCCTCTTCTGTTGCTTCTTGTTCTAGTCTAACTCTCTTGACTTTTAAATTAATATTCTCTGCACTTTTACCTTCTCTACTTCGTAGATAATACAAACTCTTCAATCCTTTTTTCCAAGCTTGATAATGTACCTTGTTAGTGTACCTTAAAAAATTATCATGCTCTTCTTGTTCTGCTTGTACTCTTGGTGCAACAAAGAATAAGTTAACTGATTGTGCTTGACAAATAAATTCTTGTCGTTTAGATGCATGTTCGATAATCCAATTCTGGTCTATCTCATCTGCAGTTTTAAAAACATCCCTTTCTAAATCAGTTAAAAAGTCAAGGTGTTTTACTGAACCAGTATGTTCACTAATACTTTGCCAGATTTTATCTTTGAACTGTTGGTAATCACTATCATATTCTTTCTGTAGTTCCTCCGAGTTGTTCCATTTTTGTTTTAGTAAATTGTGAAGTTGTCTATTCCTTACTTGGAATGAACCATTTAAAGTTTTATGTATAAATACATTTGCTCTTATTGGTTCTATTGAAGGACTAGTACCTCCACAAATAATTGATGATGTAGCATTAGGTGCGACAGCTAACAAGTGTGCGTTACGCATTCCTGTTCCTTCCATATCTGGTGCTTCACCTCTCTCTTCTGCTAACTCCATTGAAGTTTTATTAGCTAACTCTTTTATCTGTCTAAACATTTTTAAGTTTTGACCTGTAGCTATTGGTCCTTCAAATGGTACATTTAATTTTTGTAAGTAAGTATGAAAACCCATAGCACCTAGACCTAAACTTCTTTCTCTATAAGCACTATAACCTGCCTTAGTAAATCCTTCCATACCTTCTTTAACTTTCATACTCAATACATCACCTTTGTAATCATATGAGAAATCATATGTTGCTTGAATAAAATGTTCAAGAACATTATCTAACATTCGTACCATGTCTGGAATAAATGTAGGTGATGTTGACCACTCGTCATACTTAGCAAGGTTGACACTTGATAAACAACATACTGCGGTTCTATCTTCATCTGTTGGTAAAGTTATTTCACTACAAAGATTAGATTGTTTAACACTTAAACCTAATTTTTTCTGTGTCTCTGGCAAACTTTTATTAGAAGTATCTACAAAATGTAGATAAGGTTCACCAGTTTCATGTCTTGTTTCTAAAATTAATCTCCATAATTCTCTAGCATTAATAGACTTAGCTACCTTTTTTGAATGCGGGTCTATAAGTTTCCAATCTATATTTTTATTTACTGCAGTCATAAAGTCATCAGTAATATTAATACCATGATGAAGGTTAAGACATTTTCTATTTGCGTCACCACCAGAAGACTTACGCATAAATAAAAACTCTTCTATCTCTGGATGTGATATATCCATATAACAAGCATAGCTTCCTCTTCTTGTTGTACCTTGGTTGAATGCTAACATCTGACTATCAACAACTCTCATAAAAGGAATTGAACCAGTTGATTTAGAACCATGAGAAGTAGAAGTACCATCACTTCTTACATCACCCCAGTATCCACCGATACCACCACCATTACTTGCTAACCAAATGTTTTCATCATAGTGTGATGACAAACCACCTCTACTATCTGGAACATAATTTAAGAAACAAGAAATAGGTAATCCTTTTTTTGTACCTGCATTAGAAAGTATTGGTGATGAAAAACCAAACCATAAATTACTAGCATAGTCATATAATCTTTGTGCCATATCCCAATCTGTTTTACCTCTGTATGTAGCACCATACTTTGAAGCCCGAGCAAACGCATGTTGCGGTGATGTCTCGTTCTTATCTAAGTATCTATCTTGTACTGTTGCAATACCAAATGGTGTGAGATTATTATCTCTTTCTAAATCTATTTTTACTTTCATTACTTCCCTTCTCTTTCTTTACATTCCCCTGCGATTGACATATAAGCTGATGCGTCTATATAAGTATCTGGTTTTGGGTCACCAAATTTTGCTCGTGCAATTTTTAATAGTGTCATACATATTGCAACATCATGTCCTGTTAATGGAACATCTAAATATGCTGACCAAAGTTTTGCAATGTTACCATGGTTGATAACTTTATCACCATAATCATTTGCTCTTGGTCCTGTTATTAATTTGACTGCTGTCTCTAAGTATTCTTTAGTTATGTTTTTTTTCATCATCTATCATGTCCTGTATCATCATTGTTTCTATTTCTTTCATACCTATGTATGTTGCAAGTGGTGAATTTTTTTTAGCGAACCACCAAACACCTTGTGCTAAAGCCATGACTTGTCTGTCACCTTCTGCTAAATTGATTAATTCAATATCAATCTTTTTTGTTTTACCTATACCTGTAGGTGTAAATACTATGTAAGCTTTTCCACTCTCCATCATTTTGTCATCCATCCTTTCGGTATCTCCTTGTCACAAAATTTTATTTTATATTTCTTACACCAGTCGGCATAAGTAGTCTTAGAGTTTTTGTTTATCTTAACCTTAGAGTTTTGAAAACAAAAACGAATATCATAATCACCTGTACTTTTTAGATACAGATGTTTCTTTCTGTCTGAAATAGTAAATCTACCTTTTAACTCAACAAAGATATTAGTATTAGGAAAATACAAGTCGGGAAGATAAGACCGAAGAATAGCCGGTTGTACATAGCTTAGTCTTTTATACTCATAGTAGAACTTGATTTTTTTGGGTAAGTTTGTAATGACATCTTTTTCAAATTTGCTCCTGTATTTTACCATCTATTAACACCACTTGGAATATTTTCAGTACCCTTTATTATAGCATCAAGTTGCTCAAATGTCAAGTCCGGATTTCGTTTAAGCTTCTTAATTATCCACTTATACGACCACGCAGATAGTCGCACTTGGTTTTGAAATACATAGTGAGTTTGTTTAGGTGCATGGTCTAACACATTCTTTTCGTTAATCAGTTTCTTTTCGTGTTCTGGTAGTAAAGAATGCAACCATTCTACCATGATAGTCTTTGCTCTTCGTCTAATTTTTTTTACTTGTTTTGTATTCATTTTGTACCTTTATTAATTTAAAATTTGTTTCTCTATCAAAGTATCTATAACTCATTCGTACTGGTTTGAACTTATAAAGATAAGAAAATACAATCTCTTCATCTAAATCTTTACAAGAATAAACATCAAGTTGAACTAACGCAGGGTTGTCTTCATCCCAAACATGCATTGCTATATGAGAAGTTTCTATTATAGTAACTGCAGTTAATCCTCTGTTGCCTATGTTGTCACAATACTTTAGATATGGACCACCAAGTATCTTCATATCTATATCTGTTATTAATTTTTTTAACCATACTCTAGTTGTCTTTAAATCTTTTGGTGGTTCTAATACTTCTGCTCTTACAAGTAAGTGCTTATGTTTCAACATAAAATTATTGTTCTATTATTTTTACCTCGTTAACTTTTGGTTCTTTAACAACTCGTGTTAAGAAAATATTACCACTTGCATACTTGAATGCTCGTAGTCCTTTACCTTCGTTAGTATCTTTATGACACTCAACTTTGTGCGAACAAAACACACAACCCGCAGGAAGTTTCATGTTACCTGCTTTCTCATGTGGTACTGGTTCATAACACTTAGGTGGTAACTCATCTGATTCTAATTTCTCTTTAACATTTTTAATTAAAGATTTAATATTAGGTTTAGCTAAGTCATCTGGTCTATATAAAGCAAGTTGTCCAGTTGATTTATTGATTGCAAGAAATCCTCCTTTGTTAGAATTTTCATTAGCTTCATACCCAGATAGTTGAGCAATGTATCCGAAAGGGTCATCCTCTTCTAGTGTACCATTCTCAAATTTCTTGAATGAATAAGCTGACGCAGTCTTAACATCTATAACTTCACCATCAATCTTACTATCCATATGTCCTACTATACCTTCGACATTAACTTTCTTTTGTTGGTCTGTTACTTCATGTCCTGCTAAATCAGTAAGAAATAAAACTAAATGTTCTAGTAAATGTCCATACAAAAATTTTAATTGTAGTGATGGGTCTGCCTTTGCTTTTTTCTTTGGTTGATTTTTATCATACCATAATTGTCTTGTTGGTCTTCCAACTATTGACATACGCAAATGACTTTTGTCTTGCTTAACTGGGTTAGTCCAGTCAATCATTGCGTCTTTAATGTTAGATAAAAATTTATTTAACTTTTCATCTGATACTTTTATTTGTTTGCCTTCCGCTAATCCAGTTAATAATTTATTAATATCTGGTATAAGAGTATCTAATGTCTTAGTGTGTTTCTTTCCAATTGTTTCCAACTTTGTACTCCCCTGTTAGTGGACATCTTATATTCAATTCTTTACCTGCATTGGTAATACATTGTACTGCAAGTTGTCCTAGTTTATCTGCTTGACTTTCTTTTACTTGGTATTGAAATTCATCATGTACATTAGCGACTGGCAATGCATCAATATTATTTTCTTCTATCTCTTTGTCTAATAATACTAATGCTTTCTTCATTGCTATTGCCCCTGCTCCTTGGATGAGGGTGTTGACTGCTGAATGTTTTTGTCTGATGATGAGGTTTCTTTGGTCGATTGCTTTGAGGTATCCTTTTCCACAAGCGAGGTCCACTCTATCTCGCAACCTCTTAAGACTTGGTAAAGACTCAAGAAATCTTTCTTTAATCTGCTTTCCATAGCTTTCATTCCTTCCACAGATACTTCCGAGTTTTTTGTTACCTGCTCCATAAATGAACGCATAGATAAATGTTTTTGCAGTATCTCTGCTTTCCAACCCTGCAAGAGTTTGATTTGTAGTGTGTATATCTCCATTAATGACTTCATTAATATACTCCTTGTTGTTCATATAGTGGGATAATATTCTTAACTCCAGTCCACTTGCGTCTATTCCCACTAGTTTATATCCGCTTGGTACTGTCCATAATTCCCTGCATTCTTTTCCATATGGAGAGTACACAGCAGGGATTTGAGCCATGTTGGGCGACTGGTGACTCATTCTCGAAGTTATTGCACCATTGGTAATAACTCTTCCATGTACTCTCCTATCCTCTGCTACCGCTTCAATCCAAGAATTAATCATTGCAATTCTCTTTTGCAGTAGAAGGAATTCGTTTATCAATTCCGCTTCGGGAATGTTTTTAATCTCTGATAAAACTTTTTCATCTACAATTACATGTCCTTTATCAGTTTTCTTTTTAGGTTTCCAACCTAGTTTCATAAGTCGTTCACCTATCTGTTGTCTTGAACCAAGATTAAATTCTTGATACTTGACTTTAATAAATGGTTGTCCCTTTACATACCCTCGTGCTTTATTGTTTGACTTAGGTATAAAAGTTTCCTCAATCTTAAGTGGAGGAAAAGTTTCTCTAACTTTACTTTGTACTTCATCAATCTTAGTTTGAAGTTTAGCAAGTAGTATGTGTGCTTTCTCATTATCAAAAAGAAAACCAGTCTGTACTTGTTTCTCTATTATCTTTGAGACATCATGTTCTAACTCAATAGATTTTTCAGAGAAACCTTTACCTTGTCTTTGTAATAAATCATAAACTTTCTTTGTAAGTTTAACATCACGAATACAATACTCTAACATTTCTAAAGAGAACTCAGAGAAATCTTTGAAGTCTATCTTGTTATATCCAAACTTAATTCCATATGCTCTTAATGAATGTCCACCTTCTCTTACTGGTTTAAACAATCGTGATAGTATAAGTGTATCAGTTACCTTACCCATCTGAAATAAATCTACACCAAGAACTTTTTTAATAACTGGAGCATCAAATCCTATGATGTTATGTCCAATAAACTCTTGATAATTTTTTGCGTCATCTTTAAATTTATGTAAATCATTTGGAGTATAACATACAACATTACCCTCATCAGAAATAGTAACTAAACAAAAGATTTTATTAGGTAGTCCATGACCATTAACAATCTCTGTTGTTTCAATATCTAAGAATAGTTTTTTATCGCCCACTTTTATTCCTTCCAATTAAAATTTATCTTCTTCTGTTTCATCACCACTTGGTTTCTCAACCTCATTTAAT